GCCGACGTGCCCCGCCTGCAGCGGGCGTGCTGGAAGATCCTCGACTTGCTGCTCGACGGCAAGCCCCACACCTGGGAAGAGATCCAGCGGGTGAGCGGCACACCGCGCAGCTCGGATCGCCGCCGGCGCGAGCTTGACGGGCTCGGCTGCAAGGTTGTGATGGTGGTGCGCGAGGGGCCGGGCAACTTCGACTGGCAGCTCGTCAACGCCGGCCAGCTTCGCGCCGATGTGGTCGCATGCGCCCGGGCGATGGGCGAGGCCGCCCGCCGCGAAGCCGCGGCGAAGGCGGCAGCATGAGCAAGTTCGCCGGCGCCGACTGGATCCGGGAGAGCCTTAAGAAACCCATGAGCGCGATTGGGGAGAAGGCAGCGGACATTCTGGGAGAAGCCTATTGCGGGATCTACCACCTGCCGCACCATTCGGTTCGTAATACCGACTGGGCCGATCCGCATTGCGTCAAGGTATGGGTCTACGACGATCTGTCGACGTGTGACGCCGAAACCTTGACGACGCTGGTGATCATGTGCCACGAACAATGCGTTCGCATGACGATTCGGGCTCACAATCAGCGACGCCTGTGCCTGTGGTTTTCGCCGCGGGACAGGGATGCCAAATCGCGTTCTTACACGCATCCGACGATCGAGCAGGCTATCGAGCTTGTGCGACGGCCGGCGAAGTAGGCCACATGAACCATGGTTCACCTATCCGCCGCGCCGCGTCGGCCATGCCTGGGCTCCTGCGGGCCGGGGCGACGATCCGGGATCTGCGCTGGCCGCCGGCGCGGATCGTGAGGGCAGTGGCGTGAGCATCGGCGCCATGACGGCCGTGTGGAATCAGAGCGCGGCCAAGACCACGATGCTGTTGACCTTGCTCGCAATCGCGGACGAAGCAGACGATTACGGCCGGAACGCATATCCATCCATCGAGACGCTGGCTCGAAAAACCAGGCAGAGCGATCGCAACGTGATCCGCATGATCAGCGACGCCGAAGCCATGCACGAGCTCACCATCCAGCGCCAGGCGAACCGGTCCAATCGATACACGCTGACTCCAGGAGGCTCGCCAATCGAGCCCCGCCCGCGAAGCGAGAGGGGTGACAAGTTGTCACCCCATGGTGACAAACGCGTACGCGAAATGTCACCCGACCCATTAGTACCCAATGGTTTTCATGATGATGATGATGCGCTCCGGCGCGGCCCGTCTGTGGATAACGGTGTGGATTCCGAGAAGATTGAGCGCGCAATCCAGATCGTTGCCCGGCTGAATCCCGCCGGCGTCGAGGGCACGAATCGCCAGCGCCTGGCAGCCCTTTGGTGCGAGTTCGAGGATGGCCTCGAGATCATCAGCCGCACTTGCGAGACAACGGCCACCGAGGCCGTGGCCGGCGACGACGGCCGGGGCGCGAAGATCCGCAACATGAGCGGGCTGACCGTGAAGCGCCTCCGCGAGGCGTGGGAAGTCCGCACGGGCCAACACAAGGCCGCCTGGGACGTCGCCGATCAGCGGCTGATCGCCCTGGCCAAGCCCATTTCAGAGCATGCCATTGCGCGGCGCGAATTCGCGCGTCACGCCAACACTCAGGAGGTTCCCCGATGATCATTTCAGTCGACAAGTTCTACAGCGAGCCCGTCCGGATCGGGCAGCGCATCGCCGGCGAAGTCAGTTATCCCAATCTGCAGGCGGCCGTCCAGATGGCCGACTTGGTCGAGCGCATCGTCGTGACCGCCGGCGAGGATCCGACGTCGCCGATCTGGAACGCCACGATCGGCGCGCTGAGCGCGGCGTTGGCGACGGTCGCGCCCCAGGCGGTGACCAATGGCTGAGGTCACCAATAAGCTGGAGAAATTGACCTTCGTGGGGCTGTATGACGCCGAGACACCTTGCGCCGAGATCACCGTCCAGGATGACGCGGGCCTGCCTGGTGTCGGCGTCCAGACGTTCAAGGTCAGCGTCCAGACCATCGGCCACTACTGCGCCGAGGCGATGACACTCCTGATCTCGCGCCGGGTGAAGTTGGGCGGGTGGAGCCCGGCCCTCAAGTGGCTCCCCAAAGACGACCAGATCAGCACGGTCTCCGGGCTGATGATCACCGGGGCCGTCGACCGCCTGCCGAACATCCACGCCGACTGGATCCGCGAAGTCAACCACCTGGTGATGGATCACGAGAAGAAGCTCGTGCGGGTGACGTATCTCGACCGGGCCGGCGATCCGCAATACGATGTCAGCGCGCCGGCGCCCAGCAAGGCCGACGACACCACGGTCACGATTCAGGTCAATGGGCATGAGCCGGTCACGATGTCGGATCAGGAGTTCCGCGATCTGCCCGGCAAGATCCGCAAGATGGCCAACGGCCGACAGGCGGCGCGCCCGTGACGATCTACAAAACCGGCCGCTCGACCGACTACGCCGGCGCGGAAGCCCCGCCGAAGCGCCAGTATCCGCTCCGCGAGATCAATACCACGGCGGATGCGATAGACCAGTTCTGGAAGATGGCCCAGGGGTATGCGCCAGTCTGCACCGACGGCTCTGGCGTCGCGTGGGTGAAGGATGACACGCTGACAAGCGAGCTGCGGGACTGGTGCGCCGAGACGGCGCACCAGATCGAGCGCGAGGCAAAACTGGGCGCGGCGCGTAAGCCACGGGCCGCAAGCCCGCTCCGGCGAAACGTCAGCCAGATCGAAAGCGAGATCGCCGCCGTGCTGGCCCTCAGGCCGGACGCGACGGCCCACGACATCCGGATTGTCACGGGCATTGAGCACTCGCGGATCCTGCGCAGTGAGACCTGGGCGATGACGCATATGGGCGAGAAGGTGAAGCAGTGACCCGCCGCTACACCGGCATTCGCATCCGCATGACGCTTAGCGATGCGCGCGAGATCGTCGAGCACGGCACCATGCCGGCGAACGTCCTCAACCGCATCCGATACGCCCTGTGGGGGAAGCGATGACCCGCATCCGCCTGGGCCCGATCCTCGCCTTCAGCGCGATCCTGGTCGCGATGCCGCGCACCCTGGTGGCCGCGTCGCATGCTGCCGGCCTGCCAGTCCCGAGCGGGCCAGATTGGGTCGCAGTGGTTTACGTGTCGGCTGTCGCCTGGGCGGCGCTCGAGGCCCTGACGCTTGCCCGCCTGTCGCTGGCGTTCACCCAGACGAAGCGGCGCGGACTGTTTGCCCTAATCGTTCTCGACCTTGCGGTGGTCGCGACAGTCTACGCGCCCTCGCTCGTGGCCGACAGCGCCGGGCTTGCGCTGGTTGCGCTGATTGGTGTCGCGTCAGCTCTCCACATCGTGTGGGCGGTGATGCAGACGATGACCTACATGCTGATTGTCGTGTCGGGTTTCGCCGCTGACGCCGCGACAGAGGGTAGCGAAGATCAGCGCAAGCGGGCCGACACACTTGCGCAAGCGCTGACGGACGCGATTGACGCACGCAACGCTGCCCCTGTCGCCGCCGCGCAGTCCTCAGTGACCGTCAACGTCGCCCAGGTTGCCCCTGGCGCAACGGAATCGGGGGGTAGGTTGAGCGCAGGGGGGCATGTGGCTGTCGTTGACCATGACAACACGGAAACGCGCGTCCTGCGGGCCCTGCGGGGCGGCGCAAGGACATCGGTGGAGATCTCGAAGATCGTCGGCGTGACGCCCCAGGCCGTCCGGCTCACCGCAAGCTGGGACATACGCAAGCGGGTTTGGGCCGAGAGCGCGACAGGGGAGGCGTCAGCGTAATGTCACAGCAAGTAACGGTTTCTCTTTTGGATCTGGCGCTGTTGTCAGTCCTGTCATCGCTGTTCGGGATGGCCGCCGTGCTGGCATTTTCCGTAGGCATTCAGTTGTCCAGGGGCCGGCGCGGCGAACCCGCACAGACCCCCGTCAATTCGCCGTCGTCCAGCAACCCTATCAGGCTGGGCGATCCTCACTGGGAGAAAGTGCGGAACGCCAGGCTGGAAATGGCTGGGCATCGCTGCGAAGTGTGCAACGCAAGCGGCGGGACGCTCCACGCGCACCACAGAACCTATGCGCGGCAAGGCCAGGAGTTGGTCGAGGACGTGATCATCCTGTGCCGATCCTGCCACGGACTGTTTCACAAGAATTTCGACCTGGCCGAAAGGGACGGCGCGACGGCTCGCCCAAAGTGGCGCATCGTGAACCTCGCCGACTACGAGCCCGCAAGCGAATACGCCGTTCCGGTCGAGCCTCCGGTTCAAGGACCCCTGCTATGAACTACTTTCGCCCCGAAGAAGCCCAACTATTGCAGACCTGCCTCGGCGGTCTGGTCATCATCGCGCTCATCGTGGCCCTCATGGTCATCTGGGCGCGTCGCGGAGGTGCCAAATGACACAACACACTCAGACCGAGACGCCCCGCAGCGTCCGCAATGCCTATGACGCCGGCATCATGTTTGGTGGCGCCGCCCTGGTCGTGATCGTCGTCGGCCTGGCCATCGTCCTGATGGCTCAGGCATTTCAGGCCGCGCCCGTCGTGTCGTCGATGTTCGCCGTCGGGGCCGTGCTCGGCTCGGGGCTATTCGTCCTGATCATCGTCCGGCTGGCCCGCCAATTCGCCGGCGATCTGTCCGCCGTGCACACCACTGTCGCCCAGGCCAGCGCCCAGGCGTTCGGGCAGAGCACGACAGCGATGCTGGATTACATGAAACAGCAGCAGCTCGCCGCGCCGACGATGACGACGTATCTGCCCCCGACTCGCGCACCAGAACTGCCGGCTGCGACCAGCGTGCCGCGTCTGTCGGCCAACGGGCGTCCGGTCGGGGTGAAGCTCCAGACGTTGACGCCGGCGGGCGAGCTGCTGACGTGTTCGCCGGCCGGGCTCGAAGCCGCGCTCAAGATTTTGGCCGAAGGCGGGCAGCCGACCCGCGAGGAATTCAAACGGAAGGGAATCCTGGCGTCAATGGAGGCCGCCGGAGTGGTTGATTGGCTGGCCGGTCAGGGTCAGGTCACGAAAGGCGGCCAGGGCGCTGCCACGCGCTGGGCGGATGGTGTGCTGCCCGAGTGCGCGCCGACGCTCGCTGACGAGTTCCGCCCCTATTGCCCGTCCCTCCCCCACTTCATCAGCCCAGAACCGATGTTGGGCAACTTGACGGGGGCAGGGCAAGTTGGGCAACAGGCAGGCAGGCAGGTTCGCGGGGGCCGGAAGTGAAACCACTCGGCGGGAAATCTTACGGCTCCATCCCCCATCTGCCCGGGAGTCGGCTGGGCCCTGGTGACCATCATTGTCACCAGGGACAGGCCGACATCTGCACCGCGAAGCCCCGCGACCGGCACGACTGGATCATTGTTCAGGAGAAACTCGACGGGACCAACGTAGGTGTAGCTCGGATCGACGGCGTCATCATCCCCCTGACGCGGGCCGGATATGTAGCGGATACCTCCCCGCATGCCCAGCACCACTACTTTCACCGATGGGTGATGCTCCACCAAAGCCGGTTCAAGGAAGTGCTCAGTGAGGGAGAGCGTCTCTGCGGGGAATGGATGCTCCAGGCCCACGGGTCGCAGTATGACCTCGAGCACGAGCCCTTCTACGTCTTCGACCTGTTCAGCGGGAATCGGCGTGTCCCCTATAACGAGTTCATACGCCGCCTCGGCGGGATCTTCATGACTCCGCAGGTGCTGCAAATGGGGCAACATTCCCTGGCCACTGAAGACGCCATGGCAATCCTTGGGACAAATGGTTTTCATGGCTGCCTAGAGCAGCCAGAGGGTGCCGTTTGGCGCGTCGAACGGGACGGGGCGGTGGATTTCCTGGCCAAGTTCGTTCGCCCGGATAAGGTGGACGGCAAATACCTCAAGACAGAAGAGGGCTTACCCAGAACCGTGTGGAACTTGGGAGTGGACCGATTCATGGAGGCGCTCAGATGAGCCCAGCATCAGCGTTCCGCGATCCGGAAGCCATTCCCGTGTCGAAACTGCCGGAGCCTCTGCGCATCCGGGCCAAGTCGTGGCGGCAGGCGGCCGGCGGTTGGGCGCGGGTTGCGGCCCGCACTGATGACGCCGGCGAGTGGCGCATCGTGCTGCTGAGGTCCGACGAGCCGTGCTGGGTCGGCTGGTCAATGGTGAATTTCAATGGCTGACACCAAGCCCAAGCGCATCCAACGCCAGCGCGTGAAGGGCTGGCGTATGCCGGCCGGGGCGGTGATCGTGACGCGGCCGACGAGGTGGGGCAACCCATTCAGGGTGACGGCGGAACGATCCCGCCGCGAGGCAGTAGTGGCTTATTCGATATGGATCGAAATGCCCGGCCAACTGGGGCTGCGTAACGAGATCAGGAACGAGCTGCGCGGACACGATTTGGCGTGCTGGTGCAAGCCGGGTGACGCTTGTCACGCGGACGCATTGCTGAGGATTGCCAATGAATAGCACCTCTTCGCCCCAGCCCATCACCCGCGCCGGCGTGCTGACGCCCGATGGCGCGCGCCTGGCTGAAGTGCTGGCGCGGATCGCGCGCCGGCTCACGTCGGATAATCGGCCGGCAGACGTGAAAGCATGACGGCCGCCGCGATCTATATCCGCGTGTCCAGTGAGATGCAGCTCGACGGGCACTCGCTGGACGCCCAGGAGCGCCTGTGCCGCGAGTATTGCCAGCGCCACGGGCTCGCCATCACCAGTGTGTATCGCGAAGAGGCAGAGAGCGCCTCGAGCAACGACCGGCCGGAGTTTCAGCGCATGTTGGGCGACGCGCGCGCCGGCGTGTTCGCCGCTATCGTCTTCAACCACACCTGGCGTTTCTCGCGCAGCATTGATGACGCGGCGCTCATGGCCCGCCTCGAGCGCACGGGTGTGCAGCTCATCTCGACGACGGAGTCGATCGACACGAAGACGCCAGGCGGCCGCCTGCAGCGCAACATCACCCTGGCCATCGGCCAGCACTACCTCGACCAGCTCCGAGCTGAGACGACCCGCGGCAAGCGCGAACGGGCTTTGCAGGGCTACAGCAACGCCAGCCACCCCCCATTCGGCTACGTGCGGGTGTCAGACCGTCAAAACGCGCCTGGCCCCGAGGCCGACACGGTCCGCGAAATGTTCGAACGCTACGGGACTGGCGCATACTCCGACGTCGAGATCGCCGGCTGGCTCAACGCCCTGGGGAAGCGCACCGCCGGCCACTGGGGCCACCGGCCATTCAGCAAGGACACGATTCGGGCCATCCTGATCAACCCGTATTACATCGGCATGGTGGGCTATCGCGGGCTTACCGATCGCGAGACGGAGACGGGCCAGCGCGCCCGGGCCAGCAAGCGCGCCTGGCAGTGGATCCCAGGCAAGCATGAGGCATTGATCACGCCCGAGCTCTTTGACCGCTGCAGGGCCGTCCGGGCAGAACGCGGGCAACGCTACGTTGGGCGCCGGCCGTCAAAGTCCCACGTCTACGTAATGCCAAAGCTGGCCCGTTGCGCTCGATGCGGCGGGCCGCTGAAATGCACGACGGACAATCAGGGAGAGGCGCGCTATGCGTGCTCCGCACACGATCGGGCGATTGTTTGCGATTCCGTGCGTAGATCCGTGCGCGAGGCTCACCTGCTCGAGGACCTGGACGCGCTTGTCGGCGAGCTGAGCCTCACCGAGCCCGTCAAGGCCCGGGCGATCGAGCTGCTCGAAAACGGCGACGAGACCGCGGCCGCTGAGCGCCGGCGGGCGGCCCTGGGCGTTGAGATGAAGCGCCTGAACCGGATGTATCAGTCCGGCAACATCGGCGACGGCGAATACGATCAGGAGATCGGCCGGTTGAAGGGCGAGCTGGCAAGCCTGGCCAAGCCGGCGGGCGCGTTTGATTTGCGCGCAGCGATCGCCGCATTGGATGACATGGCCACACTGTGGCGCCAGGCGACTGTTCCGGAGCGTTCGGAGATCTTGCGCTCCGTGTTCTTTGCGCTGCGGGTGGATCTCGACGCCGGCGCGGTGACGGGCTACGAGCCGAAAAACGAATACGCGGCCGTTTTACGGGCCGCGCACTCGGGAAAAGATGACAACAGCGGAAGCGACGGGCGTCGCTTTCGCAATTGGCGTCCGCGCCGCAAATCATAGAACACCCGTTCTATACTCCCGCCCATGACAAAGACGTGGGCGGACGGACTGCCGATCCGAGTTGAGGCGGTTGACGCCCAGGGCGTGCCAGCGTCGTTCGGCTGGCAGGGCCAGACCCACGCGGTCGAGCGCCTGGTTCAGCGTTGGGAAGTCGAAACGGACTGGTGGTCTGAGGAGGGCGAGACGCGCCGCCTATTCGTCACCGTGATCACGAAGACCGGCATGCTGTGCGTGCTGTTCTGCGAACTTGCCACAGGTGAGTGGCGGATCTCGCGGCTCTACGATTAGCCCGCCTTGGCCTGCTCAGCCTTCGCCGCCGTCTCCTGCCGGATGAGCGCTGCGCGTCCCGCATCCAGGATCTGATGGGCCGTCGCGAACGCCACCGAGTTACCCTGGCTGTCCACCACGTTGACCGTCGTGCGCCCCCCGCGCGGGTCGTGGACGATCAGGACCGACAGAACGGATGCCTGAGCGATCTGAGCCAGTTCACGCACCTTGGCTGGGTGCTGGCCGCGGTCCTCGGTGCCGAGAAGCTGTCCGAGTTCGGTTGTGGGTTGGGGAATGATTTTGGGTTTGGTCATGGATGTTAGTCGAGTCCGTAGTCTGTCTGCTGGCGCGCCTCACGGCGCTGTCGGATTGGGCGCAATTCGGCGTCCTCCGCCTGACGCTGGGCATTGTTTCTCTCGATGGCATTGCGCTCCGCCTGCTCATCGGCTCGGTCGGCCATGAAGTCAATGCCGATCCGCACGCGACGCTTGAGGTTGCGCACGGTCGGCGCGGCGATGCCTGACGCCACCAGAAGCGCAACGAGATCGTCGCGGAGCTGGGCGCATTGGGCGTTAGTCAGGGTTTCGAGTGTGTCTGTTGGGCTGATTGCCATGGTATTAGGCCAGTAGTCCTATGTTTCGCAGGGCCTTGACGACCTGCTTGATGGTGTAGCCATCAAATGTCGATGCGTCATTGATAGCCGTCCCGGCATTGGCCGTGAACGTCGCCGCCGCTACGCCGGTTGTCGGCTGAACGATCGGAGTCGCAGCCCAGAACGCGAGTTTGTCGCTGGTTGTCGCGCCCAATTTGCTGCCAGTCGTCGTGCCGAATACGATGTTCTTGGCGTCGGCGATGTTGACCGTGCCGTTGAACGTGAGCGAGGGCGTTGAGAAGTCGCCATAGATCAGCGGTGTTGTGGTGCTGCTGTTGGCGATGTAGAGCTTATTGGCCGCCGTCTCGGCGTTGCCGGCCTGGTAGCCGATCATCACGCACCCACCGTTGGTGGTCAGACTCGCGCCCGCCCCGCTTCCGATCAGGGTCGAGTTTGTGCCGCTGGTCGAGAGCAACCCAGCCTGGTAACCGATAGCAGTGAACCCCGCGCCAGTCTGGACCTTACCGGCGTTGAACCCAATGGCGACCGCGTTGCTAACGTTTTTCTGCAACGTTTCAGAGCCGATGGCGACGTTGTTTGACCCTGCAGCGCTCCCACCGTAGCCACTCCGGTATCCAATGTAGATCGAGTCGTTGAATGCCGTGGTCGCAGTCGGGAACGCGGACTCCGTTCCGATGCCAACATTCCGGCTACCATTGCAGCGCTGCCCCGCGTTTGTGCCGAAAATCATGTTGTCTGCGCCGGTAGTCATGTAGTACGTCGACCACGCCCCGATGCTGATGTTTCCGCTCGCCGTGCATTGGGCCAGAGAAGCGGCTCCAATGGCAACGTTGTTTATCCCGGTCTGGTCCGACGACAACGCCGACGATCCAATCGAAATATTGTATTGGCCCGACGTCAGCGCTGCCGACGAATGATCTCCAATTGCCAGGTTTGCCGAGCCTGACGAATTGAGCAACGCAAGAGCGTCGTGCCCGATCGCCGTGTTCCCCGCCCCGGTCGTTTGCGTGGCGAGAGCGCCATTCCCTATTGCCAAATTGTCGATGGCGGTCGACAGTTTGCCGGCCTGGTAGCCAATGAACGGCCCGGACGGATTAGACGTAAGCGCGTTGCCGGCCTGGTAGCCGATCATCACCGAGCCAGTCGAAGAAGACAGCGACGCGCCCGCCTGGTAGCCGATGGCAATGGCATTGGACGCGCTGACATAGATGCGGGCCAGTTCCGCCGCGGCCGAGGTCTGGATCAGGATCTGCGGGCTGGTCTGGGTCGAGTACCCCTTGAGAATGAACTGGTTGGTGTTGCTTTGTCCAACCAGCGTCAGCGCGCCGGCGGCGCTGAGCGCCGCGCCGGACTCGGTGATGATCGAGTTTCCGAGCGTTTGCGTTGTCGTGATGAACTTCGGGACCGTGCCAATCGTCCCCACCCCGTTGACGACATAGTTGTCGGCCCGGTGGTAGAAACTCCCGCGCAGGCGCTCGATCAGGCTGAGCAGCTCATTCCCTTCAAACATGTCTATCCAATCTCCGACAGGCCCATCCGCACGATGGTGATCTGAGAGGCGTCCTTGGTGACCGGCGTCAGCTCAAGCAGGTTTGGCGCGATGTAGCGCACGCTTCCGATGAGGAACGCCCGCACGTCGTCCAGCGCCGTGTTGTAGGTCACCGCGTCCGGCACAAAGTCTGAAAACTTGATGATCCGCCCGGGCTTCACCAGAAAGAATGGCACTTCAGCACCCGTCGTGGCGTCTCGGATGATCTCGCGCCCATCCAACCGGAGCGCGATATAGGCCGGCGCCGTCGGCTCGACGAAGTAGTGCGGCTTCCGGTTTTCGTAGATCCCGAAGTAGCACCGCCGGCCCGTCACGCCGTCTCCCAGCGCGCAAAGAAGATCAATCGTCCGTTTGGCCGTCACGTCCTGGTCGAAGTACTGTGTCCGGCTATAGGTGTTCGCCGCGATGTTGGACTGGTCGCTGTTCACAAACTGGCCGACGCCGGCGAGAATGGCCTTGATGAGCGTGTCGAGCGTCGCCGTCGCAGTGGCGGCCGTCGTGCGCCAGATCCGTTTGTCAAGCGTCTCGATGAATCCCACGGCCGTGATTGTGACGGCGACGCCTTGACTCGAGTCGGCATTCCCACCGCGCCGGATCGATTGCGCCGAAGCCCGGGCGCGGGCGTACTGGTTGAGCAACGAGTCACGGAGCGCAACGGCATTTGCCGATGTCGCGCCGCCGATCGGATAGACCAGGTGCCGGATGCCATATAACGCCTGGTTGCCGGCACTGTCGGCCTGCGCAGTCCGAGCCTGAACGCCAACCGTCGGCGGCGTGGTCGAGGTGTCCACCGTGGCGTACAGCACCTCCACCCGGTTGTAGGTGCTGGCCAGCGTGCGCGTGATGGGCGACGCGCCGTCATCGACAAAGATCGAATGAACCATCCCTTCCCAGGCGATCAGGGACGCATCTGCCGCCAGAGGCGATTGGGCAACGAGGCGCTTCCCGAGAGCTCCGGACAGGAGATCAAACGCCTTTGCGCGGTCGATAGTGAACGTCACCTCGGCCGACAGATATCCTCCCTGCGCTTCAGACGTGAACGAGATCGATTCGACCTTACTCGTAAGCGCCGCATACAGGCCCATCCCCGAATCCACGACCGGGTTGTTGGTGAGCGTGACACTGAGGCCGTTCGCCGGGTTCATACGGTGCCCCTCGGGCCATACGAGCGCCCCACGTAGCGCAGTCGCCAACGCAATCCGGATCCGGCGCCCGCCGGCGACCACGTGTTCACCCAGGACGAGTCGCCGACGATGTAGACAAAATCGACCTGGGTTTGAGGAGGCAGATACAGCGCCCCGGTTCCGATCCCGGCCGGGAACGCTACATGAGAGGTTGGCTTGTCGTCGCCGCCCGTTCCTGTCTCCAGCGCGACGAACTCGCCCGATCCAAAGGGCTCGAGCGTGGACGCGCGCACGAGCGCAGTGGCCTGGCTGGCGTACGTCGACGATGCGAGCGCCCAGGTGAGGTAGTACTCATCTGCCGGCACCAGGACGATCGAGTCGATGTCAAGTGATCCCGCGCCGGCGGACCGGGACGAATAGATCCGGAGGGCGTCCAGCGTCACCCCTTCCTTCTGGAGGAAATTCCGGTCCACGGCCGTCTCCGCCGTGAGCAGCCCGAGATCCACCATCGTCCAGGCCGTGCCGGAAAACGAGACTGCGCTGCCGGCAACCTCGGTTGAGGTTGTGTTGCGCGTGTAGGCTTGGTACACAGACACGGTCGCCGCGCCGGTGAGTTTCAGCCTGGCAAAGACGCGATACACGCCATTGAGCTGATAGCTGGATGGCTGCGCCACGGTGAGCCGTAGCGCGTTGGTCGCCGTGGCGTATGAGATTCGGACCTTGGTGTTGCCGCCCCCGCCCGGCGAGGCCGTCGCATCCGCCTGCAGACTGGCGTCCGTTCCGAGAGTGCCAGCCTCCGCCTCGAGGATCCCGCCCGAGTAAACCCGGTAGGTCAAGTCGAGGTGGTAATTCCGGTACCAGCTCCGCGCCCCGACGACGATGTTCCCGATGTTGGCCGCTCCGCCACTTATTGGAGAGAACACCAGCTCGGCCAGGGCCGGCGCGTTTCCCAGACTCGGGCTCACACTGAACGTGCCAAAAGGCGCGTTGTAGTTGCCCGTTGTCAGCGTTGCCGAGGGCGTGATCAGGTCGGTGGCCGGCATCGTGGTGCCGCGCTGAGGCGCCGTGCCGCGCCAGAAGCCCTCCCGCTCAATCGAGACCACCACGTTCTCGATGGTGTAAGCCCCATCCAGAGACGCGTCCAGGAGCGTGTTTGGCAGTTGCACTACCCCACCGAAGATGACGGCGTAGTTGGCGAACGAGCTCCCGGTTGTCGTCAGCGCCATGTAGGCAAACTGCCGCCGGCGCGGATTCAGAGCGATATCTCGCGCCTCGTCAAGCAGGGCCTGCAATTCCTCGACGATCTGCAGCGCGTTGGCGACGGAGGAGCCGACGATGTCCAGAGTGAACGTGTCAACGGCATTCCCTGACCGCGCATACGCGGGCCGGTCTCCATCCTGATACAGCGACGCGTTGTAGCGGACCGCCGGCGCATAGATGCCGGGCGCATAGCCGCTTCCAGAGTCGCCCATCACATTGACCCCGGTCGCCCCATTGATCACCTGATAGGTGAAGAACGTCCCGCTTCCGCCATACAGAGTTAGCGTGTTTGACACGTTATGCCCCCACCGACGCGCGCAGACTGGCCGCCCGCGCGAGATTCCTCATCGCCGCCTGCAGGGCAAGCGCATCCTGCTCTCGCCTGACGTTTACGGTCATCGGCATGTTGACGTTCATCCCCCCGTCGGCCACGCCAGCTAGTGACCGACCGCCCGCCGATCGAAGCGCGCCGCCCTTTTTGGTCATGGGCGAATTGGGCGTGTAGCCCAGTACGGTTACTGTCGTTTGCACGCCGAGATTGAGCCCCATGTCCCGAAGAGCATTGATATGATCGGTGGCGTCCTGCAGGCTGCCCGTGCCGTATACGCCGTAGGTGTTGACCGTGGCGTTAGCAGTTTTGTTCGACGGGATCCCGTTCACCCAGCCCCACAGGTCATACATCTCGTTGGCGTCGATGGTGTTGGCCGTCACCTGCGTGCTCTTCGTCCAGGGGATGCCGTTGACGAGCTGCCCGAGATAGTCAATCGTCGCCGCACCCGTCGTCGAGGCGTCCACCCGCGTGGTTTTCGCCGACGGGAAGCCGTCGATATTTCCCTTGAGCGTCGCAACCGCGTCGCCGCCAGTTGTCGACGCATCGATGCGCGTCGTTTTCTGCGCGGGGATCGTATCGAGCGTCCGCTTGAAGTCGCCCGTCGATGAGTTTGCCAGCTGGGCATTCCATTTCACGCCGGCCAGCTCCGCCGCGTATTTTTCCCCAGCCTTGCCGGCCTTCTTGAGCGCGTCCTCGACTGAGATGTTTCCCTTCGCGAGATCGGTCATCGTTTTCACAACCGTCTCGAAGTCCACTTCCCCATCCTTGTAAGCCTTTGTCAGCGCCTCTGCGGCTTCGCGCTGTTCGAACTGAGCCAGGGTCACCTTGCCGGTCGCCAAGTCAATCGCGGCTTGAGCAGCTTCCATGTCCGTCAGCATCTCGGTCTGGCCACCAAATGCGCCGGTCACGTTGTTGATCTGGTCCTTGAGCTTGCTCTCGGCATCCTTGAGCCTCAGCGTCGCCGCCTCTGCGTTTGACTTGGCAGCAGCTGCATCATCGGTTGCCTGTTTCTCGTTTTTGGTCGCACCCTCGGTATCCTTCAGCGCGCCCGTGAAGAGCCGAAACGCTAGATCCGCGCCAGACGTGAAGCGGGTGAGCAAGTCTGTCTGGTCTTTTGCCTTGCCAGCCTCGGTCAAATACAGGTTGAAGCCGGTCGTCAAGTTCCCGATCACCGGGATGACCTCGGACCCGATCTGGCGAGTAATCCCCGCCCAGGAGTCCTCGATATTGTCCTGAGCCCGGCGCAAGCGGTCCATCGCGACAACGGTCTCGGAGGTGATCACCAGGCCGGCGTCCTTTGCCGCCTCCATCATCTCGCCGATCGCCTTGGAGCCCTTGTTCAAGATGGGCACGAGCTCGGTTCCGCTCTTCCCGAACAGCGAGACCGCCAACGCCGCCTTTTCCGGGCCGTCCGGCATTTGCTGGAACGCGTCCGAGACGTCCAGGAGGACCTCTTCCATTGGCCGCATCTTTCCGGTGGCGTCAAATGCCTCGATGTTCAGATCCTTCAATGCGCCTGTTACGCCCTTACCGCCAGCAGCGACGCCATCCATCGGCTCCTCGAGCCCGCCGAGGCCCCGGGCAAACTTGAGCAGCGACGACTCGACCGCATCAGACGAGATTCGCACGTCGTCGGCGGCTTCGGTGAAGCCGGACAGAAACTCGACCGACATGCCGGTCTTCTGGCTGAGTTTGTCGAACGCGTCCGCGGCCTCGAGCACATCCGTCACCGCGCCGCCGATGAAATCACCCATGACGGATCCCACCACACCGATCGGGCCAGGCAACGCTCCGAGCAGGCTCCCGAGCTGGTCGTAGTGGCCAGTCAGGACGCCAAACGCCTGGCCGGATCGCTGGGCGATGACGTCGAAGTTTTGGGCGACCAGCAGCGCTCCGCCTCCGATCGCGGTCAGCGATGAGCTGGACGATGACGCAGCGTTCCGAGCCGTCGCGCTGAACTCATCGCGAAGCCGGAGGATGTATTCCAGAACGTTACTCACTCATCACTTCCATGGCCGTCGTCAGCATAGACAGACGATGGGCCGGCAGGCGTGCGACGTCCTCCGGGCTGTAGTGCGTTCCGAGGAAGGCATTGATCTTTTTGGCCATCAACATGTCGTATAGCCACGCATCCATCTCTACCCCGCCGTGGCCGGCGCGCTTGAGGGCTTCGAGTGCGTGGCGCGTGCTTTTACACGGCTGGCAATCCACTTGTCCCACGCCTCGCAGACGTAGGGCTGAACGGTGTTGACCTTCCCTTTGATGAACGGGTCCTCCACCAGGTGCGGAATCAGCAGCCAGTGCAACACTTCCGGATCCATGTCGCTGATCAGATCGCGAAGCGCTTGGTGATCAGTCGCGCCCAGGATCGTGGCCACATGCCGCAGCCATACGTTGCCGGCCGCCGTCGTCGCGTCCCACCCGGAGGAGGCGAAGTCGCGCTTGAAGCGCACCGACGGATTGACCAGGACGCGGATCGTCTGGCCGGCGTAGCCCGGCCCCAGCGGGTCGAGCGCGATATCCTCATAGATCGCCGGATATGGCAGCGCGATCGGCTCAAACGCCGGCGGCGCCGGTGTCGGTGTCGGTGTCGTCTCTGCAGCTTCTGTCATAGATCAGGATTCCCCTTGCGCGGATGTCCACCAGGTGATGCCAGGTGAGATCCGCGGCGTGTCGGATGTCCACCACCCCCGGTGTGTAGTTGTTCAGGAGCCCCGCCAGCCTGGTGGGCGACAGCGCCTCTCCCTCGACCATCAGGTCGAGATCCGAGATGCCCGGCTCCCACCCGCCCCATGCGGCCGAGCCATACACAAACACCCGCGAAACGCCCGGCGTCGCCGCGGCCGCTTTCGCGATCCGAGCCACGTCGTAGGTGCCGCGGGTGTCCGGATGAAGCTCAGGCATCGGCAAGCGCAGCCAGCGCGTTGATGATCGTAAACTTGGCGTAGTTGGCGAACGCGCCGGAGTCGTAGCGCACAGCGCCCGACAGGGTCACCGTCGTGTTGCCGTCCCGGTCGCCGTAGAGGTCGTCGATCGCCAGGTGCTGCACGGCCAGCTCGGACCGGAACGTGCGGTAGGCTGTCGCGGCGCCGGCCAGGCTGCCCAGCCCTTCCAGGCGAATCAGCCGCCCGGTGCCGGCCAGGAACGCGGCCACTTCCGCGATGCCGGTCGCGTTGAACTCGGCCGTCAGGCTGAACGTCACCGCCGGCTTTGCGTAGCCCAGCGCAGACGGGAACGTGTCGCCCGTCTGGAACTGCTTCAGGTGCGCGCCCGAGTCGTAGTTGATGCTCCACGAGATGAGCGTGTCAGCCTTAATGGTCGTGCCCACCGTGCCGCCCAGCGCATCGATGTAGAGCTTCATCATGTTGGCCGGGAGCGCCTCGACGGTCCGGTTGCCCAGCGCCCCGGTCACGGTCGCGGCCTCGACCTTCTTGCCGATCCACTGGCTGGAATAGCGGACCATCGCCTCGCTGCCGGACTGTCCGGAGAGCATGAACGACTTGCAGACCATGCCGAGGCCCTGGTAGCACTGCCCGCCGTCGTACATCTCGAAGATCCGCGTGTCGCAGGCCGGGCTCGCCGTCAGCGGGGCTGGGTATGCGTAGGTGTAGGCCGACGTATCGAGGAGAACGCCGGCGACGCCGCCCTTGACGGCGCTGCCAAACAGCATCGGCGCTTCCTCGAATGTCAGGTCGCCTTCGATTGAACCCTCGCCCGTCTCGCTTGTCTTCGTCGCGCTGTGCGCCGGCGCGTAGTCGCCGCGCTGATAGCGTTGCATCTTGAAGACGGGCCTTGGGATGAAGCGAAACTTGTCGGCGCTCATCCAGCGCGCCGTCGCCGCGGCGTCGGTCGCCCAGGACGCCTCCTTTTTGCTTTGCAGATAGACCAGATCGGTCGCGCCCATGTCTTACTCCCTCGCCTTGCCGCGCGCACGTGCGGGCGCGGGGGCGTCAATTACCGGCGTCGCCGGCGTCGTGTCACCGACGGGCGCATACAGCCCCGTCGCAATCAGGCTTTCACGGGTGGCAATGCCCAACCGCGTGAGCTCGGCCAGCAGGGCCTCGCTCAGATCAAGCGCCGGCACACCCGGCAGGTAGGCGTCTCCGCCAATGAATCGAAGTGCGATCATGTTCCTGTTCCTGTTCCTGAGACCTTCGCGTCAACTTCGACGCGAACGCCATACGTCGGAATGCCGCCGTACTCCATCTCGGCCATGAAGCCGCGCACCTCGCCGGTGATGACCGCGTAGCCGCCGAGCTGGTTTGATGCTGCCGGCGGATCGCCGAAGTCCAACACCTTGGCCATGAAGCCCACAAGCAGGGCCTGGCCTACCTCTATGTTTCGCCCGAGATCCAACCGGGCCACGTGGAACTCAGTCACAAACGTCCAGATCGTGCGCGCCAGCGCGCCCGTGTGGCGCGTCGCGGTCCCCTTCTGGACATACGTGATCGCAAACGGCCAGACCGTCATGGAGTCCGGCACGCGTGACGGCGCCGCGCGCACGCCGGATAGGCTGGCCGCTTTGGTTTGCAGGTAGAGCCGGGCGCCCTCGACGGCCGCCGCTTCGCCGCTCACGAGAGCACCACCGCTTGAACGTAGGGCCCCAGCAAAAGCACCGCGTCCGGGTCCATCTCGTCCTTCAGCATCGTCACCTGCCCGAAGGCCGGCGATCCGACCACGCCGTAGGGGTTCTGTTTCCGCCCGAACAGCCGCGAGGCTTGCAGGAAGGTTGCCTCGATCACGGCATCCGGGATGGCCGTCCATCCCCAGGTGCCGGTGATTTTGATCGCGTCCTGACCACGGATGAACACGTAGCGCCCCGCCGGCGCGACTTGGATCTGGTAGTACGGCCGGGCCGGCACTGCATACGGCGCATTGCGCGGCCCGAGCACGTAGTCGCTGGCCGACCAGGCCACTTCCCACACGTTGTCGCGGTCCTCGTCACTGGCCAGCGCCGACACCGAGAGCAGGTCATGCACCAGGAGCAGCCACGTATCGCGCGGCGTGTAGTACTTCACCGTCGACGTCTGCTGATAGAAGAAGCGGCCACAGTGGCCGTCGATCTGCCGGCAGGCGGCCGAGATGACCCGCTCCAGGGCCGCGTCATCGACCGAATCTGAGATGTTCCCCAGATACGTTTTCAGCTCAGCGACGGTAAGGTAGCAGTTGCTCAGTGCCATTTCTGTTTTCTCGGGTAGCGCGAACGGTTCGCGCTACCCGAGGATTGGCTAGTCAGCCTTCGCGTTGATCGGCGTCGCCTGGCCGTAGATGGTTTCGAGCCAGATCTTGGCCGAGGTGATGTTGGCCGCGTTGGACGCGCCGGTGATGACCGTGATGCAGTCGAAGCCGCCGGCCACGTCCAGCGTTGCCGGGTCAATTTCGAAAATCACGATCTTTTTCTTGACCGCCGCCGACGTGGTGAAGTTGACCGCATCGGTCGCGCGGGTGAACGCCGACGCGTCGCAGTCCTGGTTGGCCCAGATCGGCACCGCGTTGGTGATCACCTTCGAGCCAGTGCCGGCGATCGCCGACGCCTGGTTGATCGAGACCGCAATCGTGGCCGCGTTGCCCTGGTCGACGTAGAACTCGACCCACGCGCGGACGGCGCTCTTGAGGCTCACCCACGCGCCGGTCCGGCCCGCGGCGTCCGCCTTGGGCTCGAGGACCGAGATGGGCAGGAAGTTCTCGGGGATTTGCAGATGGTTCATGTTGAGTGTTTCTCCTTCGCGCTTACGAGCGCGTCTCAACCACGACATACGGGCTGAGCGTGTTGCTGCCCTTGAACGGGGTCAGGGTGCTCGACCACATCGGCGCGCCGGACACCCGGTAGGTGAAGCGCCAGGTCGCCTCATCCGTCAGGAACTGGACGTGCATGGACACCGCCGACTGAACCCCGCCCTTGTCGATCAACTGGTACTGGCTGGGGTCGAACAGGATCGCGTCGCCGACCGTGCCCAGGGTCGCGCAGTACTCGACTGGCACAATCGGGCGCCCCAGGTAGGTGAAGTACGGGCTGCCCTGGCCGGGCGGCTGCACAAAGACCTGCCCGCCGGGATTCGTCGAGACACCGGTCGAGATGATCGCAAACAGGTTGCTGATCACGTCCTGGTTGATCAGGATGACCGCGTTCTTCTGGCTCGAGGCAATCAAGCGCGCCCACATTTTGGCCAGGTTGCCGATGACGAGCGTGGTGGCCGCCTGACCGGCTTCCTTCGTCTGGGTCACCAGGGCCGGGCTGCTCAGGATCCCGAGCGGCTGGCCCGCGCCCGATCCGTTGACGATTGCGTCTTCAGCCTGGAACGCCATTTCAAGCGGAACGGTGCTCATGATTTTGCTCTCCATGAACACGGAGTCGGCGAGCATCTCATCGGTGGCATAAGCCACCGCCATGAGCTTGAGCAGCTTCAGGTTGACTTCCTTGAAGCTGGGCTTCGATTTGGTCACCGCCGCGCCCTCGGAGGCCCAGTAGGCGCGAACGCCACCGAAACGACTGCCCGTCGCCCGGCTGCTCTCGTCGATGCCATACATGGTCATGCCGTTCGAGTTGGCGCTGACCGGATCGCGCTGCACCCGGCTCAGGATTTCACCCGTCGAGTACATCCGATCAGCCAGCGCCTTGCTGTCGTTCGGCCCGACCAAAAACCCGCCCTCGGCCCCGACCTGGGTGTTGAGCCCAGTCGCCTTCAGGTTGCTTTGCTGGTGGTCAAGGAGCTGAGCCCGCTCCTCGTAGCTCGCCTCGCCCATGGCGTTGAGGCGGACGGCCTTGAGGAAGTCGCCAAAGCGCTTGAAGGGCGCCTTCTCGACGTCCTTGGCTTTGACGTCCTTGATGCTCGCGCCGGGGATGTCGTAGCCTGGCGCGTCGGCCGCGGCTTTCACCTCGGCCTTGGTGTTGGCGGCCAAGGCCGCCGCGAGGGTGGCAACTTGCGCGGCGAGCGCGTCCACCTTCGTTTCGATTGAATCGGACATGGTTTGTCCCTCCGTTTCTGAATGAGTTTTGGTTGGACTCCTCCCGCCGGCCGCGTCGCTCTTCGTCGCATCCTCACCGGATGCCTGTAGAAGCGCCTGTAGCGTCTGCGTTGGAGTGAGCGACTTGAGAGGCAGAGCGCGTGTGCGCGGCTCCGCCGGAGTCGGCGTAAGTGAGGCGTCGAGGCCGAGTGGCCAGGACGTGATCCGGCTGGCCTTGCCGCCGGGTGCGTCCTCGCGCTTGACGAGGTGAGCGGCCGTGCCCGATGACCAGCCGAGCTTGCCGGCCTCGGCCATGCCGTAGACCGCCTTTTCGTAGGCCGTGCGCATGTTGAGTTGAGACTCAATCCACACGCCGATGTCGTCGATTTTCAGCGGGCCGGCGCCCATCGGGTCAAGCCCTACCGCGGGGTCCATCCCGTGTTGCCACAAGACGGGCGAGGACGTTGCGCCGCCGAAGTTGGTGTCCTTAGTGAAGTAGTCGCCAGCGAGGTCGGTCTGATCGGGCGTGCCGAACAGCACCAGATACCCGCCGATCTTGCCGCCGCCGAGCGCCTTGACCGCGTTCCCGCTGAAGATCAGCGCGTCGGCCGGCAGAGACTTAGCCGGATCGCTCACCTGCTCCACCGGGATTGGGCCAGTCTGCCCAGCGGGCTGGGGCGCGGCCGCTCCCAGCGCCAGGGCGTGATCGTGGATCTCCTGAATGCGCCGCAGGTCTTCCGCGCTATGCCGTGCTCCCACTTTGATGTTGTCTGACATGTTTCCTCCTCAGATCCCCATGAGCGCCCTGCGGATTACTGTGTTCATCGTGTCGAACACTTCGCGCTTTCCGCGTTCGATGTCCTGCTGAATCGTGGTCCACCCCACCGCTTTCATGTAGCGGGTCTGCTGCCCTTCGTCCTTGACCATCCGCGCATACGAGACGTTCGTGCCGATGGCCACCGATGTGTCGTCCACCTGTTTGGCCGTCCAGCTCCGGCCGAGGCGCTGGCTGCCAGGCGACAGGCCGCGCCGATACGGGACCTGGATGATGCCCTTGCGCAACGCAAAGAAGAAGTAGCGGCGCTGCTTCACGGACTTCCATGTCTGCCCGTAGACAGACGACCGCGAAGGCCGGTTCTTCTCCGGATACGGCTTGATGTAGGACAGGGCCGTCAGCGCGCCGGCCATCGTGGCGCCCCGCAGAGTGGTGCGCCCGCGGTCGGACTGGCTCAGGACGAGCTGCGTCAGCGCGCCCATGTCGCCGGCGATGAATTCGACGCTCACGCACCACCTCCGGCCAGCTTATGGGTGAGGAAACACCGGCAATACGGATGCGCCGGCATGGAGTCGATGGTCTCGCCCGTCACCGGATTGGTCCATCCCCCGCCGTCGTTTTCGGGCACGCCGTCCAGCGGTTCGCAGACCGAGCACACCAGCTCGTCTTCAGACGTGTTCCAGTACGCCCGCATCGTGACCCCGCCGTCTTTGAGCTGGGCCACTACCGCCTGCTCGCCGGCGGCCGCGGCCCGGGTCGTCTCAGTCACGGCGATCATCTCTGCGCGCGACGGCCCGAATGCCGGCGTGAGGCGCTCGGCGATCTGGGCGTTGGTCAGCGAGTCAGTGAACCCGCCGGCGATCGCCTCCTGAAGCAGGGCCTGCAGGTTCGCGTCCACCGAGCCGGTCATCGTGTCGACCACGCCCTTGACCAGGTCGAAGGTGTATTCCTTCGCCCAGCGCGCGGCCTCCTCGTTTGCCAGGGCCCAATCGACGTTGTCCTTGCCGACTTCCAGCCGGAGCCGGTTGGCCTGGCCGAGATACAGCTTCTTCAGCATCGGCTCGAGCAGCGTCCGCAGTTGGTCGCCATACTCAGCCCAAAACGCCCTGGGAACGTTGTCGGCGCTGGGCGGGTTGCCGAGCTGCTTGATGAGCTTATCCATCTGGGCGCCGTTCAGTTTGGCGATCGCGCGGGCGAGCTCGGCCTCGAGGCCGTCGCGGTTGGGGATATCAGCCATGGAGAATCACCCACTCCTCGTCCTGGCGCTTGCGCCACCAGGCGTTCTGGTTGACAGGGATCGCCCAGCCGCCAGACACTGCCGGCGTGACCGTCACGACGACCATCTCTGCCGGCATCGGCAGCGCGCTGAGCGGAAGAGCGGATAGCGCCTCGAATCCCAACATCAGATCACCATGCAGCGGAACAGTTCTGTTCCGGTGTTCCGCAGCGCGTAGACCCAGCGCAGGGTTGCCGTGTCGGTGTAGCTCACCCCAAACGCGCGGTTACCCAGAAGCGCCGCGCCCTGCGTATAGAGCAACGTTGACCACGGGATCAGCTCGTTATCAGACGGCGAGTATCGGAACCACCTGCCCGTCGCCTCCTTCATGATGTAGATGTAGCCGCCGAGGTCGCAGTAGCTTGTCCCGGTCGTGAATGTCTCCTGGCTCCCGCCGTAGGTCACGCCAGACACCCATGTGTTGGCGGCGACGTCGTAGTAATCCAGCACCGCGCCCGCCCCGCCCCGGAACGAATAGAGCCGCCGGCCGTTGAGGATGGCGCTTTCATTTGTCCAGTCCGCGTGGTCCTGACTTTCGACCATCGCCAGAGACGCCGCGAGGCCCGGCGCCGCCGCCCGAGCCGCGCCGGGGGAGAGGGTTGACCATGAGTTGCCGGAGAGCGAGTAGCGGTAGAGCGTCACCGCGTTGTTGCCCATCAGGTAGGCGTGATCACTGTTGGTCTCAATCGCGTAGACCGATGTGGCATCCGGGTTGATCGTCCACGCGGCAGACGTCGTGAGCACCGTGCCGGTGTTGGAGGCGATTGTCCGCACCTGGCCCGCGCCTGTGCCGGCGGTGATCCGAACTTGGAAGTTCGTCCACTGGTTGACCGTCCACGTTTTTGCGCCGTTGGTCAGGGTCGATCCGCCGCCCGCCGTGGCCGTGCCGGTGACGATCGACACGCCCTTGAGAATCACGAGCCGCCCGTCAGTCGCCCACGTTGCCGGGGCGCTTGTCACGCTCCGGGCCGTCCAGGTGTTCGTCGCAAAGTCGTAGTACTGGAAACTCGTCGCGCTCATCGTGCCGGCGTCCCACACGTAGTACCGCCCCGACATGACGACGTAGACCGAGGTGTTGTTGAGGGCCACACCGAGGGCGGCGAAGGTGAACACGGCGTTCGCGCCGGTTGTGTTGCGGGTAATCACCGCCTCTTGCCCGGCCCCGGCCCCGGCCGTGATCCTGATCGTGTAGCCCGCCAGGCTCCGCGGGATGGTCAGGTTGGTCGTCATGGAGGTGGTCGAACCTGCCGTAGCCGTGCCAGAGGGTCCGAGCGGGGACCAGTCGCCGCACGCCCCGGCGGTCATCGTGCCACCCAGCGTGACAGTGGCGATCTGCTCCCATGCGTCCTGGTCGATGTAGTACAGATACTGCGCGGTGGCGGACGCGATGAGCATGGCGATCCGCCTCACGGTGTCGCCGTAGATGATGTGCATCGCCGCCGCGGTTGTTACGGGCGCGGGAGTCATGAACTCCCACGTTTTGCGGTCGAGCGGGGCGCGGAGATTGTTGACGATTGCCATTAGCTCACCGTGATTCGATTTCGGATGGCGATCCCCGCGCTATCGTTCATCAGCGCCATTACCTGGTGCGATAGCGCGTAGCCGCCGCCGTTGACCTGGTTGGCGACGCTGGTGACCGACGACACAGTTGTCACCGTCGGCAGCGTCCCCGCGTTGACGTTCACGCGCAGCTCGCTCGTTGGCGTTTGTAGCGCGGTCAGAAACGAGAGGCGCTCCAGCAGCCGCAGGGATTCGTTTGCGAATGCGCTGATGGTGTCGAGCGTCGTCTGCATCGCGGCGGGGGCTGATACGCCGTCCGCCGCAATGGTGACAAACACCGTTTTTGCGCCGGCCGAGAACGATACCGCCGCGTCCGCGTTGGACGAGGATAGGACGGAAGAGCGCACGAGCGTCGTGGCATCGGTCAACGCGCCGATCCCGACTTCCCACTCGCCCGACGTGCCGCCGTCGATGCAGTAGTAGAACGCCTCGCCTACGGAGATGATGGACGCGAACGTCCGAAAGCCCGTCGGCGCGCCGGCCAGGATGATGTTGCCAAGCCCGGTCGAGGTCGAGGACTCTTTGACGCGATCCGCATAAATCATGGCGCGTCCCCCTCGTAGTGAACCGTGGTGGTCGATCCCTTCAGGTTGCCCTCGCGGTCGCGGATGACGGTCTGTTCCTCACGCCGGGCGCGCGGCACGTTGACGTTGACCACTGGCGCGGGCTGGGCCGGCGCTTCGATCGTCACGTTGGGCGCGGCCACGTTGACCACTGGCGCGGGTTGCTCGGGGATCGTCACCTCGGCGGCCGCCACGTTGACGACTGCCGGCGCCACATTGACGATAGGCGCAGGCTGCTCGGGCACCTGGTTGGAAACGTTGACCGTCGGCGCGGACACGTTGACGGTGATGCGCGGAGAGGGCGCGGCACCGGCCGGCATCGGCTGCTCATAGAACGCCTGCGAGTCACGCTTCACCGCGTCACGAAACACCCGCCGGACACTGTCCGCATCGGTCGCCGACTCGAGCGCGCCACCAATCGCGGCCGCAAGGGCCGGCGCGATCTCGTCAGACTCAAACGTCACGGCCGCAGACCGGCCGGCGGCGAGGGCCTTGACCGCCTTGCGCTCCCACTTGCCCAGGTCGACCGAGATCGCCCTGAATGGGGCGGCAGGCGCATCAGACGTGCTCGAAGTGCCTCCAGGGGCCGCCTGAGGGGTCGGAGCGGGCACTTTCGTCAAATCGGGGGCCGGCGCAGGGGCGGGCCGGAACAGCTCGAGCGCCTGCTGGGCCTGCGCATTGCCGGCCAGCTCCTCGTCAAAGTTGACGATCGTCTTGGCCGCCTCGAAGGCGAGGCCCTCCTTCAGCAGCACGCCCAACCGGATCCGGGCCTCATCGACCGGCGACGGCTCATACCCCAGCGACTCCATCGCGATGTCGAGCGGCATGCCGGCCGCCACCAGGCCCGAGAGCGACGCCGAGCGTTTGGCCTCGTCCTCCTGGAACAGCGACATCTCTTCCGGCGCGAAATACAGCTCGAGGCCGGCGGGCTTGAACACCTGCTCATTCAGCTCGCCCTGCAAAAACGCGAGCTCCGGCTTGATCGTGAGGTTCCAGAAGTTCGCCTCGTCCTGCTGGGCGGTGGCGTAGTTGGCGGCGTCCGAGAACAGCAGCGAGTAGGGAATCCCGAGGCCGGTCGCGATGTCCTCTTTCTGGACCTTGCCCAGCTCCGGCATGCCGAGGTCTTTGGTCGGCGAGGAGAGGTCCAGCTTGGTGAGCTTCATCCGCACCACGTTGGCCCCGAACGCGTTTCGCACGCCGCCAACAACCTGTTTCCACCACGACTTGAGGCGGTCCATCTCGTCAGGCGCCGGGTTGCCTTCGATCTGGAGGAGTTGCGGGTTGATGGCCCCGCGGTCAAAGAATGCCTTCGTGTGGGCGTTGATCCCGGCCAGGGCGCCGGCGTTGAGCAGAACCGTGTCGAGCACCGACGCGCCCGGCCCGATCTCGCGGTACGGGTCGGCGTCCCAGCCGTAGACGATCTCGTCTGTGGTGTAGGTCTTCGGCGCGCCGCCGTTGATCCGGCGCTCGAAGACCAGCGTCTTGTCCGTCGTCACCTTCGGGAACATCGTCGCGCTCTTCAGCCAGCGCAGCGCGGCCAGTCGGCCATTCACCTGCACTCGGTAGAGATAGAACGCGGACGAGTCGCACAGGCTCAGCTCGATCAGCTTGAGCGTGCGCTGCCAGCCGTCCAGGAAACGGATGTTGGCCTCGGTGACTTCCTCGCCGTTCGCCTTGTAGTAGTGCCGGGGACAGGACGCGACGGCGTTGGCCCGGAGCGTCATCCCGCGCCGGACGTGCCCGAGGGTGGAATACGCGGTCTCGCCCTTCATGTCGCCGGCGGCGGTGTGGCCCGGGCCGCTCAGCACCTGCCACGCCCAGTCGTAGCCCTCCGCGTCCGGGTCGATGGGCACCGCCTTGAGGCCGTCGAACAGCCAGGTATTCCGTTTCATGCGAATGCGCTCCCCTGCGAGCACGCCTGCCAGGCGATGGCCAGACTCATCACGCAGTCGTCATGCATCCCGGCCGGCGCGCTCATCGTCACCGTGCCCGAGGGCGACGTGGACACTTCGTAAGCGTCAAGCTCGGAAAGCAGCTCGGCGTCCGGAATGATGTGAATGTCCTGACGCTCAAATGCCAGGGATAGCGCGTCGATGATGGCGCGCTTCGAGGCGTTGGTCGTGTTGAATACCTGCACCGGCACGTTGCGGCGGGTCAGCTCCTCCGTCAGCGGCCCGCCCATGCTGTTGGACTCGGCGTAGATGATGTAGGGCCGAAACTTGCCGGCCAGCGTCTCGAGCCGGGAGAGCTGGGTATGCCAGTCGATGCCGGTCATACGGTCCACATGCACCACGCTCCGGATCGTCGTGTCAATCACCGTGATCACGGTGGCGTCGTTGGTCCGGCCCCAATCCACGCCCATGGCGTAGTAGTGGCCGGCGATTGGAGCGGCCTGCGGCTCAGCCGTGGCCAGCGCCCGCACGCCCCGGAACACCCCGCCTCCGTCATCGATGAACTCAGCCAGCCACTCCTGGCGGTAGGTCCGGTCGCTGACCCGACTCTTGGCCAGCTCGGCCGCCCGCTTGATGTGCGGGTTCGGGTTGGCGCTCGAGGGCGCCCTGAACGAGAGGTACCCGGGCGTGCCGTTCTGCCCGCGCAGCCACTCGCGATAAAACCAGTTCTTGCCGCGGGGCGTGCTGATCAGGAGCGCCTTGCCGGCCCGGTCGGCGAGCGTCGGCTGGATGACGTCCGTCCAGTCCTCCTCAGACAGGCGGCTCGCCTCGTCCAAAATGACCAGGTCGAAGCTCTCACCGCGCAGCGCGTCAGCGTTGTCGCCCGAGTAGACCCCGAGCCAGCCGCCAGATGGGAAAGAAATGACGCGCTCGGAACGCGAAACGTCGGCGGCCGTCCCGCGCGTGCGCGCCTCGGCGAAGCGCCAAAGCGCCCGCGAGTTGCGGTACGTCGGCGCGATCCACGCGACGGCGCCCCCAAAATCGGCGGCGGTCATTCCCCATGTGCCAGCCATGACGGTCTTACCCCACCTCCTCCCCGCCGCCCCCACCAGAATCGTCGCCGGACTCGTCACCACCCTGAGCTGATCGCGCCGCAAGAGCGGAAGCGACGGCCGAGTGATCAAAGACTTGCTGCGTCGCAATCGGGCCTCCGTTTTTGCCTGTCACCTCGACCGGAGCCGGGACCTTGCCGTACGCGATCTCCAGAAACGGGACGAGCTTGCGCGCGTCATCGGCAACGGTCATCGTGCGCAACATTTGCTCAACCCGCGTGATAGGCGCTTCCGTGTCCGGATCCGCGATAACCTCGCAGGCGATCTGCTGGGCCAGCCGGCGCAGGGCGTCGAACGACTTCGGGCGGCCCTTGCGGTTGATCCGGGGGTCGTTCTTCGTGAACGGGATGAGGTTGGCGAGCTTGCGCTTCTCACTGTTCTCTCTCTGTGTATCAGAGGTGTGCGGTGGCGGGCCGCCGCTTCCGGGAATGCTGGTCGGCTGGTCGGTCATCAGCCACCCCCCGCCCAGATGGGCCGCAGATCCGGCAGCGCGTATTCCACGTTGTAGCCTGCCCAGCCGCCCGCTCCCGAATTGCTATCGCCCAACTGGAACAACGCGCAGCCGACCATCGGCGACGGGTAGCTCACGCCGTCCACCACGATGGGCCGCTGTTGAACCTCGGCGTTGCGCCGGACCCAACGCGCCACGTCGGCACCCGATGCGCCATGCGCGGGGAACCCGCCGACGCCGCCCTGGTCAACACCAGTTTCGCCGCAAAAGATAGCGCGGACGCGCGGGTCGAAACCGCACTTCGTAAAGAGGAATTCCCAGCGCCGCTCATACCAGACCAGCTCCGCGTCCTGCCAGATGTGCAGCATGTTCGGGCTGTACAGGTGCATATCAAAGGCAATCTCGCCGGCGTTGTAGGCCGCGGCGTAGGCGTCCTTCACCTCGGCGCACACAGAGGGATGCGTGAAGTCAACCGTCCCCATCGCGAACGTGCCGGCTGCGAAGCGCGCCCCGCTGCGGCGCTTGATCTCGCGGGCGAGGTCGATCTCGAGCTTTGCCTGTGCCGCCAGTGGTCGGCCCGCGTCGCCCTCATTCCAGAGCGTATAGACGACGCCCGGATGTGTCGCGCCCTCGAGCGCGTCGAGGGCCTGTTGGACCGTCGTCACGTTCTGGCCGCTGGAGAAATACCGCCGCGCCATGACGGTCGCGCCGGGATAGTCGCGCGACAGATCGCCGGCCAGCCCGAAGTCGTCGATGATCATCCCGCAGCGGCACCCGTCGGCAAACGCCTGCCGCGTAAGGTGAAAATTCGTCTTTGCGTTGACGCCCGTGCGGAATGCGGTCGAGACCGGCGGCTGAACCTGCACAGGCTCCGTCCACGCCGCAGAGATGTAGCCGTAGTCCGGCACCCGGTAGCGCGGCGGCGGGCTGAACGAGATGCCGCCGGCCGCCTGCTTGCCGTTGTCCAACTTGACCCGGTGCCAGCCGCCCACAGGCGGATCGGCGTCCACGATGGCCCCGCCCGGGAGAGCCGGATCAGCCAGACGCTCGCTGGCCGCGTTTGGCTCGGCGCGGAGGTTGAGGGCCGTGGCGGTGATCTTGAACTTGGGCATACTCAAATCCTTGGGGGTGCCCCAGAACGGCGCGCGGGCGTGGTCGAGATCCACGAAGCCGGTAATGCCGGCGACGGCTCCCCGATCGCTGTGCTGCCAGACCGTCCAGTCGTCCCAGCCGTGCGGAATCAGCGGCGCGTCGGCATACGACGCCACCCACAGGCCATAGGGAATCGCGGGCTTGACGGCCAGCGCGTCGTAGCGGATGTCCCAGAACCACGCCCCGGTGTAGATCAGGGGCTTGACGCCGGTCAGTTGCGCTACGGCGTCGGCCAGGGCAAGGCCGGAGGTGATCTCCGACGCCGGCCCGGTGGCGTCCTCAATGTCGATCACCCACGGCAACGACTCGCCGCGGTTGGCCCGCACCATGGCGGTGATGGCCGTGCGCTGAGAGGCGAGGCTGCTGCGCCCGCTGAAGAACCAGTAGAACCCGAACGGCACGCCGGCCCGCTTCGCGCCAAGGGCATTCGCCGCGCCCATCGAATCGGCATACGGCGCGGTGTCGTCGCCCCCGCCGGCCTTGATATAGGCGAAGTCGACTTGCGGCGCTACGGTCAGCCAGGCGATCGCGCCCTGGTAGCGGGAGACGTCAATGCCGCGAAGCATCAGAACAGGGCCTCCACCAAGTAGGCGGCCAGGGCGACGCCCATGCGCTCGCACTGCGGCAAAGACAGGCTCGTGGTGCTGTAAAGGTAGACCGAGTTGCGCTCGGCCAGGCCGCAATCGACCGGCATTCGGTAGCCCGTCGCGCGTGCCTCGCGCCAGATCTGGTAAGCCCGCTGGCTGCGCTTGTTGCGGATCTGGGGCGGGATGGCGATCTTCTTGAAGCCGGCGGTCTGCCCGTTCGGGTAGACCAGCTCCATCGCGCGCATGTCGAGCACCACCGGGGCCATCGGGTTCCCGTCGATCACTTCGGCCCCTCCACGTCGGGGCGCATTTCCAGCGCCTCGCGTTCCAATCGCTCGAGGTTGCCAGTCCGGCGCGCCGCCATCACCAGCGCCGTCACCATCTCGGCGAGTTTGGCCGGCACCGGCCGCTCCATGCCGGCGTTTGCGGCCAGCACGGCCAGGTCGCCATCATCGAAGTGCCCGACGATCCAATCGCGCAGCGACAGATCGCCGTCGGTCATGCCAAACGGAGCGCGCGAGCGGTTGCCGTTCTGGGGCGGGCGCGTCGCCGCCTCCGTGCTCGACTGAGCCACGGATTGCCCACGCATCATCGACCACAGGTTTTCGATCTGACCTCGCAGGGTTGCCACCTCGGCCCGCAGCGCCTCGACTTCGTTGCGCAGCTTGCCGTTCTCGACCCGCTGGTCGGCCAGCTCCACCAGCGCCGCCTTGCTTGCGTTCTTCTCTGCGACCAGTTGATCCATGAGGAATGCCGCCTGATCCGGCGAGACCATTGGCCGGCGCGATGGGAACCGGGCCGAGATGATGAACACGCCCAGCAGGGAGACGAGCACGACGAACGTGGCGACGATGCCGATCTCGGTGATGTTCATCGCAGCTCGAACCTCGTGACGAATGACCCAATGCCTAGAACGAGCAACATCCAGCCGACGATCGTGTTGGGGTTGGAGAGCCAAAATGAGACGCCCATCCAGAGCAGCGCCCCGCCCCCGAACACCAGCCCGAGCCGGCGCGGGCTGATTTTCCGGCTGACGATGCCGGCGCACCAGCCGAGCCCGAGCAGGATGAAGACCGCGCTCCAGACCTCCTCCGGCGCGATCGTCTCCATGACGCGGTAGTTGCCGGAGAGCGGGAACGTAGCGAGGGGAGAGGCCCAAATCACGCCGTGAACCAGGGTGATCAGGGCCAGAACGACCTCGATGGTCTTTACCGGTCGCACGGTCATCTATGGCATACCCTGCATGGCCGGCGCGATCCGTTTGGTCAGCGAATACGTCGTCTGATTGGCGACTGCGGCCGCGACGAATGCGCGGACCACAGACCAGGCGCCCGGCTGGCTGCACTCCACCACGGCTTGCAGGCCGGCGCACGAGATCCCCAATGCGAGCAGTCCCACGGCCAGCAGCGCAACGAGGGTGACCAGGGACCGCGTCTCAGGGGCTTGCTGGGCGAACCACCCGCGCACGCCCGGGAGATACGACAGCGCAAGCGAGAGCAGCACGCCGGCGGCGATGGACAGGCCATCTGATGTCATACCCGTACCTCCAAATAAAAAAGGCGCGGTCACACTGATTAGAGTGTGACCGCGCCTGTAAGACGTTCGGTCGTGTTTGGTTGTAGCGGGAATTGTATACCCGCTTTGCTCAGACTAGCGGTTGGCTAGCAAGTTTGCCCAATCCGAGGCCGGCATGGCGGTCGTCTCCCCGCCCCGCAGCCGGTAGGAGCGGCGCACGTTTCGCCGGCTCACGTCAACCTCGTAGGCCGCATCAGGCGAGCCGGTCGAGCCCTTCAGCCCGCGCATCATCCCGAGCAGCGCCACCACTGCGGCGTATTCGATCGGGTCTGTCGGCGTCGCCTCCAACGGCAAGGGCATTGACGCGATTTTACAGCACAGATGTTCTAGATAGCTTCAAGGATAGCCGCGCTTTTCAGCCAAAAACGCCCGAACCCGACGCGCCGCGCGGGCCAGGAACTCGGCCGGCAGCGTCTCCGCAATCCGCATCACCTCGCGTCGGAGATCCGCCGGCCGCGCCCGGATCGTCACCCCGACCGAGAGAGCCCGCTCCATCCGCGCCCGGCGTCGCTTTCCTGCCATGGCGGGGATCATAGCACAAAATAGAACAAGTGTTCTAGTTATGAGGCCGGGACGTTATCGCTACTTCAAGAGCGCAAGCAGCCGCAGCTTCGCGGAGTTGAACGGGATGATCGCCGAGTCCATGTAGTCCAGCCCCTTCGTCCCTGGGCGGCCGGCGCCGATCACGTTTCCGAGGGTATCCCAGGCGTCCACGGCGGCACTCCAGCGGTCAACGGCCTTGTGAGCGAACTCCCGCGCCTCGTCCGTGAATAAGCCCTCGTCAGTCTGTTCCAGCAGCACGAGAATCCCCTTCATCTCGCCAACCTGCGCTCGGAAGGTCGGCAACGTCCCGCCTGGTGCCGTCGCGACGATCGTCGTTCCCAATTCAATGAAGCGCTTCGCCTGCGTGGCGAACAACGCCGGCACAGGTCGCGCGGTTGGCGTCGGTGTTGGCACCGGAGTCGCGGTCGGCTCAGCCGGCGCGCCGGTTGCGAGGGGCAGAAACGCACACGCCAACGTCAACGGAGCAAGCAGCAAGAGCGGCAATAGACGCATGCCTACCCCTTCGCATCGCCCGGGCGTGGCAGCGGCCCGAGCTTCTGCCGGCGGCGCTTGAGCTTCTCGCGGTCGTGGTGGTCTTTGGCGGTGCGTGCCACCGCTTTCAGGATGTCCCCCACTTGGATCAGGCCGTTCTCGTCTTCGATCCCATCGATCAGCCCGCGCAGCTCCTCAAGCAGGCTATCCCGCGTTTCGTCGATGGTGACGCTCTCTTCATCCAGGCCGGCGAGGCCCTCCGTTCCCATGAACTCCTCGGGGTCCATATTGAACAGATGGGCGAGCCGGACAAGCGAGCCCGAGCCGAGATTCTTTGGGTTGCTCTCAGCCATCCAGTTGTAGAGCGTTCGCTCTGACAGCTCGATTTTGGCGGCGACTTCCTTTGCCGTCCAGCCATGCTTGAAGAGCAGCGACTTGAAATTCTTGCGCGCCTGGGACTGGTCCACGGCCATAGCGAGATTGTATTCCGTGCAAGTTCATACGGAAAACCCCTTTTCCCTATTGACAAACGACTATTAAGGGCATATACTACTTATATAGTTCACCAAACGGAGGACCAGATGCCCAAGATTATCACCGAGGAAGACAAGCGCCGGCAGCAAGTGCAGATCGCATTTGACAAGGCGATGTTGAGCTGGATTCGCCGGCAGGCCCAAGAGAAAGACGTGAGCGCGGCTCAGATCGTCCGCTGGGCGGTTCGTGAGCAGATGCGCGAAGCGACCGTCGCGGAGCTTCAGCCGGCATAGAGAAAAAGCATACCGCCGCCCCTGAGTGTCGAATTCTGGGCGGCGGTTTGTGTAGCACGAGTGTCCGAACTACGCCCCAAGTGTAGCACGGACCTCCAATTTGCAGGAGAGTCATGAGCGAAAACAAGTGTCCGAAGTGTGGAAAGTCGTACGGGTCTTCGACCCACGCGAAGCGCTGCAAGGGCCTGGCCGGCGCGGCGTTGCGGCAGTGGCGCCACAAGCGCAACGGGTCGCATGGCGGCGGCGGGCGGGGCTGGGCGGCCTCGAACGTCCTGAGCTGGATCCCGATCAACACCGACGCCCTGCCGGCCCGCAACTACGCCGACACGCCGGTCCTGGCCGAGGTGCGATCGTGACCCGCTTCGACGCGCACGCCTATCAGGAGGCTGCCTGGGCCAACCACGTCGCCGAGCGCGACGCCAAGGCCGCGGCCGCCCAGGGGATCGTGGTCCCGCCGGCCGCCCAGCCGGCAATGCCGAGCACGGTCCGCGCGCGGATCCTCGCCATCACCAGCAAGGGAAGCGCCCACGTCAACAACATCCTCCGCGAGCACGGCTACAAGTGGCGCAAGGCCGACGGCTGGTGGCACCTGTTCCGGGCCGACGGTACGGAAGTCGCGCCAGTCGGCGATCAGACCAGCGGCCTGCACATCAACGCCCTGGCCGAGATCGACGGCGACGAGGGCAAGAAGTGGCTGGACGGCTGCCACGCCCACTCGAAGGCGCGCCACGAGGCGTTTCGGATGGCCCGGGCCGCGTCGGCCAACTACGCGAAGGCGGTGCAATCGTGACTTCACCCGACACCAACTCCCTGGTCTCGCTCTCCGATGCCGACATCATGCGGATGGGCGTGGCCGCGCTGCTCCGGATCGCCGCCGCCCTCGAGGCCCAGCGCGAGCCGGAGCCCGAGACGCTCGAGTATCCGCTCAGCCAGCTCAAGGGCTTCGACTGGTCCGCGATCGGCGCCACGATCGTCGCCACCGACGAGGACGGGGTGAGCACGATCCGGACCGCCGAGGGTAAGTTCGCCAAGCGCCGGTCGAATGACAAGTTCGGCGTGGAAGTGTGGTTCAGCTACGCCACCGGCAAGAAGCCCGACGGCACCAACCTGTATCGCAAGGTGATCGAGTTCAAGGACTCGAAGCCCGCCGAGCCGCTCGGACGGAAAACCGCCCAGGCACTCTCGCAGGCCACCCCCGCGCCGGCCGCCACCGAGCCCCAGAAGGCCGAGTCGCCGATCATGGTCGCGATCCGGGCGCGCTGGGCGGAGCTGCTCAAGGAATACGTGCAGCTCTCGACCGATGCCGTGCCGGCCCGCTTTGTCCTGTCGTCAACCGCGGCCACCCCCGAGAACCAGCACCGGACCGACGAGCTCGAGCAGTTCGTAGCAGGCCTGCGGATGGCCAAAGCTGGCAGCGCGCCGGCCGCGGCCGTGAGCTCGCCGGTGACGGCGAAGGAGCCGCCGCCCCTCGAAGGCGCCCGCCGGTGGCACGCCGCGGCCCCGCGGGTGAGCGCCGACAACCGCACTCAGCTCATGGAAGAGCTTCAGGGCTGGCTCCGCAAGCTGCCGGCCTGCAAGCTCGACCTGGCGAAACTCTCCGCCCAGGCGCGGATGGATGAGTTCGGCGTGTGGCTGAAGCATCAGGCGGTGACCAATGACTGACTCCCAGCGCGACCAGCTTGACGCTGTCCTGTTGATCTGCGCGGAGGTCGAGCGGCATGCGAATGCCATCGATCCCAGCGACCCCACGGCCGCCAGTGTCCTGGTCGAGCTCAACCTCGATCTGGTATCTGGCCTGCGAATCCTGTGCAAGGTCGTGCGCGAGACCGCCGACAGCCCCCCGAATCAGATCTTCGCCGGGCCCAAGTCGCACATGAACGGAAGCGGCGACCATCCCGCCCCGATCATCATTGACGAGGCGGATGAACCGGTCTCGCTCATGGATGACGAGGTGGCAGCGTGAGCCGCTTCGACACGCCCACCATCGAGCGCACGGACCCGGCGCGCGCGCGGCAGATCACGGATAGCACAGGCCGTGGCGAAGAGTGGATCCGCACGCCGGCGACGTTCGGGGCGACCTTCGCCCTGGTGATGCTGGCCGTGCTGGTCCTCGTGCTCGCCACGGTCGTCGGGACGGTGCGACCATGAATACGACGCTGAACGGGCCGGCGCCCGTCACGTACGCGGGTGAGAGCCTGCCCGCGTCTACTCCTCCTGTTTCGGCAGTTCCTTCCAAGTCCTCCCGTCGCGCCGGCGGCGGGAGGATGGTCGTCCGCCCCAAGCTCAGCCAGGCGGAAGCCGTGCAGCTCGCCCTGAGCGATCACAAGACCGAGGCCGGCGCGGAGCGCTACATCCGCCGGCTGGGCGGCGAGGGCGTGATCCTGCCA